CCGCTGTTGCTGATGGCCGTGATCTGAGCGCGGCCAAGCACCGCGTCCGACGACGACGTATCCAGCACCGCGATATAGTCGCCAACCGAGAGGAGCAGCGAACCCTGACCAGCATTCGCCACGCCGTAGGGCGACGAGACGATGATGGAGGTCGTGGTCGAAGCCGTGCCGATCAGCGCGACGATACCGTCCTGCTTGTTGTGCAGGGCCTGCTGCATGAGCAGCATGGAGGCGTCCTTGATTTCTTCCATCGTCTTGGTGGCGATGGTCGTGAAGGCCGCATCCTTCGACTGCGTACCGACAAACGCCAGACCGTCAACCTGACGGGTGGTGTAAGCGCGAACGATGCCAACGTTCGCCTGAACTTCCTGCGCCGTCGTGTCGGGCGGGAAGTAGCCAGCGGCAGAGAACGTAGCGCCAGCCGGGCGGCCAGTCACGACGTCGAAGAACACGTTGTTACCGCCCCAACGCATATTGCGCGGACCGCCAGAGCGACCCTTTTCAAGCTGCGCGAGAAGCGGAGTGACAAGGTTCTGCACCTTCTCACGGAACTGCGAGTACACGTTCTTCAGCAGACCAGTCAGTTCTGCATCGGTAATAAGAGTGGGGTTAGCCACGGTTCACCTCTAGGATGTTTTCAGCGAAATGATGACAATGCCGTGTTCAACGCACTGGCCACAGCATCATCGACGGTGTTACCCGCGAAGGCTTTCGGCTTGCCAGACGGCTTGCCAGCACTGCCAACGGGGAGTGTCTTCTGTCCAACAACACGCTTGGCCTTCTGCGCTTCAACGCGAGCCTTATCTCGTTCTGCCAACGCCTTCTGCGTCTCCTGCTGTGGAGCGGAGGTGGTTGGTTCCGAACGGCGAGATTGCTGAACCTGCGCCCAGATTGCCAGATCATCAACGATGTACTTACGAATTGCATCGTAGCGTGACGCTGGAACATACGGTTCCCCATTGGGAGCGCGTTCAGCGTGCGCGTACATCGCCATCTCAAACTTCTCGGCCAACTCTTCAGCAGAAACCAGTGGCAGTGCCTCGGCAATCATGTCGAGGGCTGGACTGACTTCTTCTTCGTAGAATCGCTGACCTGTTTCCACAATCGCAGCCATCTGATGTTCGACCCGGAGGTCTTCAACCCGCTGTTCTGCGCGTGTGGCCCTGCGTTCCGGCGAGTTCTCCTCACCATACGCATCGCGTACAGCAAGCAAGAAGTCGTCGTCCAACAATAGCTTTTCGATCTGTGCTTCTCGTTCCGACAGCATAGCAGCGAGTTCTTCTCGCTCCTGATAGACCTGTTGAGCAACTTGCTCAATTTGCTGGACCTTCTTCTCGCGTTCCTGATTGTACACGCCCCACTGCGCGAGCTTGACCACCTGATCAAGTCGGTCCTTCCGAACCTTGCCGTTGGCTTTGTACTCGACCATCAAATCAGGAACTTCAACTTCTCCGTCCGCATCACGGAGCGTAAACTCCGTGGCCAGATCATCCGTTACCGTCGGGACGGCAACGTATCCTTCTGGCATATCGAGTGGCGCATCGCTCTCTTCTGATTCCTCAGAATTTTCTGACGCATCACCTTCTGCGTTTGGGGCCAGTGTCTCTTCGGCCTCCTCCGCCACAACGGCTTCTTGCTGTGGTGGGAGGGAGCTTTCAATCGCACTGGAGATTGCTTCACCGATGTCCATGCAACGATCCTATTGCTGTCGGGATAAGATGTCAGCTTGCCGTGCGGCCTGTTCCTCCTCTGGGATGCCAGCCAAACTCTGTTGGAGTAGGTTGGTGACCCCGATAGGCGGATTGCCAGCGGCGAGCGGTAACTGTCCCGGTGGAAGATTTGGAACACTGGCTGCGGCGGGGCCGCTTGCTGGGCCAGCACCAGTAGGAGCACCCATCGGGGGTGCCCCTCCTCCTTGCTTCTGCTGCGCTTGATCTGCCAACGCCATCCAGCGCTCCTGTGCGGAGGCGATGATTGCCGGATCAACGTCGTCCTGCAACAACAACTCGCGCTCCAACACGTCCTGATGGATTGACTCGTTATCCTGCCAACGCATCTCAGGCACCGGCGTTTGCATACGAATGGCATCAGCCACGCGCTTCGCTCTCGCCTCCTGATCCTCATCGGGCGTTGCCATATCACGCGCAACAGCAAACATCTGACGACGACGGTACTCCTTCATGTCGATCACGCCCGTCTGTAGCCAGTTGTCCAGCAGGTACATACGGAACGCCATCGGCATCGGCATCAGCGTCGCCGGCTCCACACGCACATCCGACTGGCCATCAAAGTCGCTCGCGCTGACTGCACGGGCCAAGTCGGGACGGCCCTTGCCAATCGCGCCAAGCGAGCGAGGCATATCGTAGCCCCACGCCATGCCAGCCAGCGTGATCTTCGCCCAGTCGGTGTACGCAAGAGCCAGCGCATTGACGCACGGGCTGAACACGCGCTCCAACTGTTCGCGGCTGGCAATGATCGCACGGCCAGACTCGCCGGTCACTTGACCACGGCTGACCGTATTCCAGCCTGAGGCGTTCTCAAACGCGCTCTTTTCCAGCGCCAACGCTTCTTTGACGTCGCCACCAACGCTAAATCCCTGCACGGGCTGGATGCTGTCCGACATCGGACCAGCGCCACGGATTTCGATCATGGACGTGACGCCGCCCATGAAGGTTTCCGTGGCAATCGCGTTCGGGCGCGTCAGGAATCGACCACCCGCGTTCACGCGGATATTTTCGATCCACTTTGACAGCAGCGCGTTGACGCGCATCTGGTGGTCGATCCACTGCTCCATGACTGGGCGTGGATAATAGCTGGGGTCGCTGGAACCGTCGCGTACAGGGACCAGAGGAATCATGTTCCACATCAAAGGCGAGGGTCCAAACACGACTTCATCGCCAACGACCACCATCTGCATCCCTTCGGGGAGTACATCGGGATGCGGCTCCAGATACACGGTAAACCGCTCCGTCACATCTTCATCGCGGAGACGCTGACCTTCACCAATCGTGGTCTGCGACAACACCCACGCGCCGATTCCCTCGGAGCCACTGTACGTGGGGCCGTTGCCAGTGGAAATCATCGTATTGGCCGCGTCCAACCCAGTGACGCCGTACCGATACGCTGCTTCGGAACGCGAGATCACCTCCCGGATAACGACCCAGTGTGGCTTTTGCGTTGCTGTCGCATTTGGCGACACACGAACCTGTTCCACCCGAAGCGTTTGGCAGCCAATATCGCCCATGGGCTTCTTCTGCCCAGCAATATCGCCCATCCGCTCGTCCCACGGTCCACGATTCGGATTCCAGAATTCGTGCCAGAAGGCAATCCCGTCCGTTTGCGCCCAGAACACGGCTTCGCGCGCCATGCGCGACATCTCCTGCTGCTCATGCTGGTACTCCAGCGCCAACTGCTGGGCCTGTGCCTTCCGTCGATCCTCTGGGTCTTGCGTCACTGGCGTGACGGAGAATCCGGGCTTCTGATCCATCATGATCTGGAGGCGCTGGTCGAGCGCCTTGTCGATCATGTTGTACACGACACGGGCAGCATCACGCGGACGCGACGGTTCGCGCCACGGGCCAAGGCCTTGCGCCGAAATCCACTGCTGTCCAGCGCGGAACAGCCGGTTGCGCTCCACCAAGTGCAAGTGCATCTGCACGGACTCGCGTCGGCTATCCCACAACCCGCGAAGCCACGACGCCCAGACGGACGATTCGATGTTTTCTACGTCGTCTGCGGCTGGGAAGTCGTCACCATACAACGCACGACGCAACATCGCGTCGTTTTCTGACGCCGTGTTGGTGTTGTTCGTTGGAGGATTGGGCGCAACCTTCTCGTTCGGGCCGAGTGGGTTGTTTGACAGTCCTTCCATGGTACGGGCCAGTTCTGTTTCCAGAATCGGACCTTCCAAAGTCGGCACTGTCGCGCTGCCTTCATCCAACAGCCCCATCGGGTCGTTGCCGTCGAAGTACACTGGCCCCGTCATGCGTCAACTCTCCCTACGCCAAAGGCGGCTCGCACAAGATTCCAGTCACGGAGTGCTTCATACTTCTCTCGGATCGACTTCACCATGTCTTCCTGCGCCCATGCGTCAGGATACTGCATGGCAACGGCGATCAAATCCTCTGGCACCACGGCGTTGTACGGATCATCGACCACTTGCTCCGTTTCACGAACCGGCGCAAAGAGAGCCACCGTTGTGCACACGCGATGGACGGCGTAGAGCAAAACCAACGGCCAGAGGAGGCGGAGCAGTTCGGTCACGAGCCGACGTAGCGCACCGTGAGCACCGGCGAAACCGACGCATACGTGCTGCATCGCGCTCGGACTGCCGTATAACCACCAGAGTTGACCGTCCACGCGCCGACTGCCGTCGCCGTCGAAGCCGCCGTGCCGCTATTGCTTGGAATGCAGTTCAGTGCCACCCAGTTCGCGTTATCCACCGTGGCCTCAAACGTGATGGTCGTGCCCGTCATCGTGCCGGTGATCTGGATACCCACGACACCAACCGTCGGGAGGCCCGATACGGTAGCCGCATCGTTTGCGGCGGTTACGGTGGTGGTTTGCCTTAGCAAATTTCCAACAGACATCGCTATCTCCTGACGTTAGTTGCAGTCCCACGCACGAAGCGACTTGTTAATGCGCGAATCTGGATCACGGGCGGTTTTGGCACTGGTCAACTTGGCCTTCATGCCCTTCATGCGCCGGCAAAAAGCGATCCGTCGCTTGGCACTCTTCGGACTTTTGGCAGCCTCCGCCTTCTTTACCGGAGGCTTGATGTTGTGACCAGCAGCACGGAGCGAAGCGCGGCCCTTTTCATTCAGGCCACCTTCAGGGTTTTGCCCTTCTTTGCGCTGCCATGCTGGGGATGCCATGCTACTTCTTGGCCTTCAGTTGCTTGTGCTGCTTGATGGCGATAGCCAAGAAGCCAGAAACCAGTGCCTTCACCACTTCGCCATCCCACAGCGCCAATTCAGTGGGAATGTCGGCGTTTACGACCGCTGACAGTCCAGTGGCCAGCGAGGCGATGGCGATAGCCAGCCCCTGCTTGGCATACGGTGGAAGCTCATCGACCAACGTGCTGCCGCGCTTGATCCCGTCGAGCACGAATGGCGTGATGACGCCAATCAAAATGGGCGAAATGATCTTCAGCGCGATGTTTACTGCCGCGTCTCCAAGCATCAATCCTCCTCTTCCATGTCGTCGTCTTCTTCGTCTTCCGCCTGTTCGCTATGTGCGCCCATGCGGGCTTCCAGCGCATCAATGCGCTCCATCAGGGCGTCGATCTTGGCACTCAGTCCTTCAGGACTGGTTTCCTTGATCGGCATATCCTCGGATTCCTTCTCTTCCACCGGATAGCCCTTGTCATCGCGCTTGGCCATCGCTCCGCTTTCGCGCATCGGCTTGCCCAAACCAATGACAACCGTCATGCCGGGGCCTTTTGGCGGGCCACCGTCTGTCAAACCTTTGCGCTTCAGCATCGGCTTACGGCCCAGCTTCTTGCCAAGCTTCATCAGCACCGCGTCCATGCCAGTCTTTTCCATGTCTTACCAGCCCGATCCGGGCAGTTGCGATTGGAAGTCTCCAGCGGGCTGAAACGCCAGCGCCGGGCCGTTCTCTGGAGAAACATAGGGGTCATCCACAACTAAACGCAACCCAACAGGCGCTTCAGGCACCGACCCCTGCACCCGATCCCAGCCGTAGAGTGCCAACGCTACCGCCATTACGCCGTCATCGTGGAATCCGCTGGGGGCCTCATAGCGCACTCCGGTTGCCGTGTAGGTGAACTCAAAGGCTTCCATCTCCGATGTCAACCACCGGGAGTCATCGCCATCAGGCAACGTCAGTTCCTTGCCTTGGAATGCCGCGACCAGTCGCTGCATTAGGCGCAGCTTAGAGCTTTGGGTGAACACATGGGGTGTGACGTTGACGCCCATGGTCTGCAAGTCAGCGACAATCGCGTCGCCGACACCAGTCGCGTCAGCCACAACGGGCGTGTCCCCTACTCTTCCCCTTATCCGGGCCTTTGTCGTGGCCCACGGGGCCTGCCAGCGGTCTAAAAAGGCCACTCTGCGGTAGGCGTCGAATCCGACCAGCACGGTAAAGTCCATAGATCGTGCCAAGTCTACCCCATAGACCACGACGGGCTGGTCTGATAGCGGCCCAAGGCTGGACCGGATGGCCTCCAAGCCAAAAGGATTTGCGCCATCGTCCGTGGGAACGCCCTCAAATTCTTGGGCAAAGACGTCTGGTGGCAACTCTTTTCGGGCCGCTTCGACTTCTTCCGCTGGGATATACGGGTTCTCCAGCGTCGAAGCGCGGAAGGAGGCCCAATCCGGGTCTTCTCCTAGCCCTCGGTTAAATAGGACCACAAATCCGTGCCGGCGACCCTTTGGGGTGCCAAGAATTAAGGCTCGACCCTTCAGGTCAACCAGTGTCGGGCGGATTGCGGCTTGCCAGACTTCCAGCAAATCCCGTGTAATGCCGGCCTCGTCAATAATCACCAGCGCATACTTACGGCCTCGGGCTGGGTCTGGCGTGTCCAGCGTCCAGACCTCAATCACGCCCCCAGTGACTAGCTCTAGGCGCTTGTCCTGCTCGTTCATACGGGCCGTAATGGGTGCCAGACGGTCTACCAACTCCCGCCATGCTTCCAGCGCCAACTTGTATGATGGCGCAAACCAGCCCACCGGCTGCCCTGCCAGCGCCACATCACAGGCTTCCCGGATGCCACAGGCCGACTTCCCCCACCGTCTCCCGCACATCACGACCCGAAACCGTGCCGGATGAGACGCTATGGCAACCTGACCGGGATGGCGTCTGTGCAGACGGACTTCAACCTCTTCTGCCCCTTTTTTGTGCTTCCCACGCGGTGATGCCATAGCTCCTCTAGTGACTAGCTCTCTAGTAACTCAGTTAACTCTCTATTCTCTTGTATAAAGAGTATCGTTAGGGTGTCACTGTAGTCAGGGGTGACTACACTGACACCCCCCTCTTACGACACTCCTGCGCTTACCATCAGTGTTGACGCCACCATGGCACTCTCTAAGGCCTTCACGTTCCTCACCGGCACATCATCCTCCACCACCTTCACCTGCAACGTCTGCACTCCCTGATGCTCCACGGTCTGCTTCTCACCGTACTCCGCAGGGTTTGCCTTTGAGGCTGCCCACTTCAGTGTGTCAATCAGTACCCGATCCGTTGCGGTCGTACTTGATGTGCTTTCCCGCGCTACCAGAATGGCTTCTTCCGCAAACGCTTGTCCCAACATGGTCTTCATGCGCTGATACCGCTTAAACGCCTCTTCATCGCGCACCACCCACTGTCGGACCATACCGGGCGTCAAATGACGCTCCCCAGCCTTTGCCAACTTCCGCACCGTATCCGACAGCATCTCGCCTTCCGCCATCTGATTCAGCACGATTTCTACAATCTCGTTCCGTCGCGCATCTGTCGTTGACATACCTGTCTCCCTCTTTGTTTTTTTTGCCGCGCACTCTCGGCATAATATACCCCCGCCAACGATAATCGCTTCGTTGACTTGTACCAAGAGCCATCTGACCGTGAGATGGTGGTAGCGATTAGAGGGGGGCTCGGAGCGGGGGGATGGGGGGTCTAAGTAAAATGAATCGCGCGATCTATTACTACAGCTTTTTGGCTTGTCAAATCGCCGCCGTCGGCCACGTGCTGTTTCATGCCGCCGCCGGCACCGTTTGACGTGCCAACTTGTCAACGCCGACAGTTAAATAGAACGCGCGCGGGGCATCGCGACACCGCAACCGTGTCGGTGTCCCTTCCCACCCCCACCAAACCGCATTCTATATGTGCGCCGCAGCCGATTTTGCCACGGGGGCTAAGAGCACATTTGTGAGCACTCCCCTAGGCGTAGCTCGTCTGCGAGTTGCTAAAGCGTTGACAGACAGTGACTTAACAAAATGCAAAATTGGTTGAAAAAAAAGCTTGCGTGCTTGTCAACCGCTTGGTAACCTTCTGTCCGTTGTTGTGGTTGCCAATACCGCCCCGCTGTGAAGCGACGCGGAACTGGCGACGAAGTGCCAGAGGATGAAACGGCTCCCGCTGTGAAGCGCTCCCGATGCCTCAGACCACAACACCGACCATACCAAGTGTGACCGCCGCTCTGGATTGAGCGCGACCGCTCGGGGATGTCGTTAGAACACGACGATGGCAACGGCTGTTTGACAACTGCAAAGCACCACCGGACGACCGCACATCGGCACAGACCCCGACGGCGTTCCGGTGCCCACACTCTTGGCCTTGGCAAGCCGTAGAAGAGTGTGGAGTCCGAAAGGGCGGCAATCCAGCCGCCACTATCGCCGTCGTGCGGCGACTGATGAGGACAAGTCAGACCCTTACCCTTTTGCTAGGACACCGCCATGTCAAAGCCGCTTTCGCTGGACTCGTACACCGACACGTCGTCTTTCTACGTCGGTCGCCGTCTCAAGACCGATCCCGCCGCCAAGGCGTTCACGTTTGCCTTCGGTACCCGTAGCATTGCGGGAGCCGAAGCCGCCGCCGCTGGTTGGAAGGGCAACCCTGCCGCCGTCACCCCGTGGGACTTTGCCCGTCATGGGGCGATGCCGATGGGAACGTGGGGCATCGTGACCGAAGTGGTTTCCAGCACCCAAGTCAATGCGCTGTTTGTCTGGAAGTGCCACACGGGACTCGTTGCCGCCAAGGTCACCGACTTCCACTGCTCCAACTTCGTCACCAGCCGTGGGGCTCCGCCGCTGGCTGGTGAAAGCGACTCGCTATCTGGCGTCCATGCCGCCCCGAAGACGGCGGCTCCTGCTGTAGCCGCTCCCGCCGCTCCCGCCGTTGCCAGTGATGCCGATGCGGCACTGGATGCCATCCGCAAGCTGCTCGGCGGTGGCTCCGCCACGGTGGACGAAGAGACGGTGCGCCGTGCTGTCAAAGAGCAACTAGACCCGTTCCGCGAAGCCATCCAGCCCGTCTTGGACATTCTGTCGGGGTTGAAGTCGGACCCCACGGCCAAGGCTCGCATCGTGACTGCCGTCGCCGCGTCGAAGAATCCGGTGGTGGACTACCTGTCGAAGTACTACGTGGCTGGCTCCGAAGCCGTCAACGACGTGTGCCTCGCCGCTCCGCCGTCCATTGGCAAGACGTTCGCCTATCGCCAGCTTGGCAAGGCCTACGACGTGTACTTGGAGCACGGTTGCACCGCTGACAGCGAAGAGATTAACACGCTGCTTGGCAGCACCGCACCAGACGGGAAGGGCGGGTTCATCGTCTTCGACGGGGTGCTGACGCAAGCGGTGCGGATGGCCAGCACTGGCAAGACCGTGCTGCTGCTGTTCGACGAAGTGTTCCGCCTGTCAGAGCGGGGCCAAGAGTGGCTGCTCCAGTTCCTGACGGGAGTGAAGACGCCCGACGGCAAGAAGTACCGCCTCCGTACCCGCCGTGTCACTGCCGATGGGACGCTGGAAGTGATCGAATGCGACGCCAAGTACTTGAACTTCGCCGCCGCTACGAATCTCGGAGCACGAAGCCCAATCGAAGCTTTCTGGTCCCGCTGGCATCACCACCGCTTGCCGTTTGACACGGCAACGGTGAAGGCCACGGCGATGGCTTTCGCTGAAAGCTACGGCATGACCGCCGACGCCGACGTGCTTGGCGACAAGTTCGCGGCGGCGGTTGCCGCTTCCCGCGGCGGTGTCGCTGACGGCTCGCTGAAATACCCGCTGGACTTCCGCGCTTTGGAGAACGCTTTCAAGCTGGTTGCCAGCCGTTCGACTGCGCCAATCGACGCCACTGCGGTCTGCATCGCACTGGCTGACAGCGTTGAATCCCGCTGTGCCCATTGGGGCATTGACAGCGGTGAGACGGACCCCGCCTCTGCCACTTCGGTGGCTCTTGTCAAACTCGCTCTTGGAGTGCGCTAACCATGCTGACCTATCTTTCGACTGGTGAAAAGCTCGCCGCCCGTGCCCTTCGCACCGCTCGCCGCAGCACTGGCGAGCTTGGCCAGCTTGCTCGGATGACCGGAGCCGCCGTCAAGTCCGAAGTGAGCACCAGCAACACCGGCGACTGGAAGTTCGTGGACGGCGAACACATCGTGCGACTTGGCAACCGCTTTCACACGGTGATCGCCATGCCAACCTACGGCACGAAGGGCTCGTTCCTCACTGGCAATGACCGCCACGCTGTCCAGTACGCCAAGCAAGTCTTGCGGCACGAACGCTGGCATGGTTTGGTGACGGTGCGCGACGTTCCCGCACTGGCCGCAGCTTGCCGCAGAGAAGCGGTGCCGTTCATGATCTTCAACGTGCTGGAAGACGTTCGGATCGAATGGAAGGCTCGCTCAGTCGAAGGCGAGTGGTTTAAGTGGACGAAGTGGTTGAAAGTGCTTCCCGCCGACAACGCTGTTCACGCCGTCCTGAATCTGAAAATCTCAGAGACGACGAGCCACTACGGCGCGGCATGGTCCGCTCCCGAAGCCGATCTTAACGACGTGGTGAACTTCTTCCAGCGGGCTCGCAACGCCGCCGACTCGTGGGAGATTGTCAAGCTGTCAAAAGAGTTCGTGACGCGGTTCGGTGTCCAGACTCCGCCCGAAGAACTGGTGAACAGTGGCCAGTTGCACGACGACATCGGCGAAGAGCGTGACGGCAGCACTGGCAGCATCGCCACCAACGAAGCCGCTATCCCCGACGCCCCGTCTGCCGAAGCTGACGCCAACGTCGAAGTCGACGACAACGGCAACGTGGTGATGCCGAAGGGGACGCCGAAGACGACGCCCGACCAAGCGCACTGGACGGAGTTCACCGGATCGTACAACTCGCCGGTTGACAGGACAAAGGCCGACAACATTGCGCGGCGACTCCGCGAGACGCTGGTCGCAGTGACGAGCGACGCCGACCGGACAATCGCTTCGACTGGCTCCCGCCTCCACGTTGGCAATGCGGCAAGCGGTGAAGATCGCCCCTTCACTCGCAGCGTCGAAGTTGGCGGTGTCCCGAGCATGGTGCTGGTGGTCGATATGTCTGGTTCTATGGGCGGCGACTTCCTCGCTCACGCTCAGTCCTTCATCGCCGCCTTCCTCCGCTTGCTTCGCAGCGGTGACATCACGGGATCGGTGTGGCTGACTGGCGGCAACAAACACGCCTTCGTTCCTGCCAATACCACCGACGCCGCGCTTGGCTATCTCTTCGCCACGAAGGAATGCGAGTCGGTCGCCGACACGCTGGACGCAATCAAGCCGCACCTGATTGCAGCGGACGTTGCGGTTGTCTACACCGACGCGAACCTGACGGACCGCGAAGTAGATGCGGCGGCATGGCGAGCGAAGGGTGTCGATCTGATCGGCGCGGTGGTTGGCGGATCGTACCGCGAAGCGGCCATGAAAGAACACTTCGGTCGCTCGCTGGTTGCCAAGACCGGACTGGAACTGGCAAAGAAGTTGGTGGCCTACGTCGCCACTCGCACGGCAGCACGGTAACAACCAACGGGGGCGGCACACCGCCGCCCCCACCACCGACACCGGAGAACACGCAATGAACACGCTCCCCTCGTACTCTCACACCATGCTCCCGATCTGCGGTATCTCATGGAATCAGTTCGCCACGCAACGCGAAGCGCAACGCTTCGCCGATTGGGCCGAATGGGCGACACGCAAGTCGAATCACCCTTGCCAAGCCTTCATTGACCACCGTGAAGAACTGCCAGAGGGAAGCCAGTGGGAAGTCAAAGTGCGGAACTGGTAACGCTGTCAAATCTCTCACCAACTCTGAGGCTCACGCCATGAATCGCCCCTCTCTTCTTGACCGTCACCCCTCGCTCGCCATCCTCGCCGTCTTCATCCTCTGGCTCGCCGTTGGCATCGCGGAGGGCATGGGCTACTGACTGGCGACACCGGAGCGGCATGGGTAGCTTACTACTATGCCGCTTCTCTCCCACGCTGCTCCGGTGCCACGCCATGCCGTCTAACGCCAACTACAAACGCGACTACGCCCAAGAGTACCAGACACAAAAGCGTCGGGGCGAAAGCGGGACAGGCTCCACGTCTGGCAACGCCAAGCGGCACAAGCTGCGACGCCTCGCCCTGAAGAAGAAGCGGGTAGCAAAGGGGCAAGACGTTGACCATGTGAAGCCGCTGTCAAAAGGCGGTGCCAACACGCTCGGCAACGCACGAAGCACGACCCCATCGAAGAACCGAAGCTTCCCACGTAAGGCAGACGGGAGCATGAAATAGCTCTTGTCAACCGTGACAAAACAGAAGGTAGCGGTAGATTATGGCCATCAGTTCTGGCGGGGACTGGTGCTCATAGCCTAAGGGGGCATCTCCAGCAATGGAGGTGCCCCCTTTTGTGTTGCCACTATCGGAGCCCTAATGCTCTGGCTCTGACCGGATTGATATACGGCTGCGGTGTCCAATCGTCGTCATCCTCTTCGATGTCGCGCAGCGTGTTCTCGCGCACGAACTCTGGCACGTAGGACCACCGGCACGTTTGCTTGCCATTGATCATGTGAATCGACGACGTAAGCACTCCCTTCTCGCGAAGGTACGTCAACGCTCGGTGCAAGTTGGCACGGGTGATCATGTTGCCAGCCGCTTGGAGAACGTCCAGCACATCCTGCGTAGTCACGCCACTTGGCAACGCCGCCATGGTCTGCTCGGCTACGACCATGTTCCAGCCTTGCAGCTTTGGCGTTGTCAGCGCGGCCTCAAACTCCCAACCATGGCGCATACGGGCGACGACGGTTGATCGCGGAACGGCTGCTCGGTGTGCGTGAAGGTGCCAGTCGGTTTGCGTCTCACGGCAGAAGCGCATATCGCGCATATGATGTCTCGGGCGGGGCATCAGTGCTCTCCTCTTGTTAGCAGTTGAATGTTTGCCTTTGTCAGCCTGTCAACTTCTTCCCGGCACCGGGCGATGATGTCCACGTACATCCGTTTCTCATCTGGCATGATGCCGATGACCTGCGCGATTTGGAGGCACGACCGTTCGATGCGATGCAACGCTTGGTCGCGCCTCCTCTCGTCTGGCTCAATGCGATACTCCCTGATCGCTTTGAGCACGGTGTAACACTGCACTTCCATCTGCCGCAGAATCTTTGGCAGATCGTCGCTCATGCGCACCACCTGCAAAACACAATGTCGTTTGTCGTCAGCGCCAGCTTTGCTAAGGATTGTGCGTTGGTAGCGCCGTCTGCGATTGCTTGCAGCACATCTTCTCGGAGTTCGTCCTCACGCCAATGTGCAGCTTCATCGTCGCTTTGTTTGGCTCGGATGACTTCAATGCGGTCTAGCACCTCTTGTTCTGTCATGCGCCCTCCTCTGGCTCGGGGCCTGATAGTGTCCATATCGTGATCGTTGCGCCAGCGTTGTGTTTGTCTGGCGTGTCAAACTTCCACCGCTCTTCTCGCACTTGGCTGTCGTCCTGCCACACGCCGCCGCCCTGCGTGATCCCGTCTTTGAGATTCTTCGACCAGTTGAAATCGCGGCGGCGTCGATCTGGCTCGCGTACCAGTACGTGCAAGCCAAGGTCGCAATCAACGACCTCCCATGCAGACTTCTTCGCGGCAGCTAACGCCATCTCTCCGATCAGTTCTTTGCTCTGGCGGTACTCTTTTGACAGGATGTATCCGCTTACGAACTTGCGATTGTCGGAGCAGAGCGCGGCCCATGGGACAACAAACGTGAGAATCAATTCCTCTCCTTCCATCGTGGGAGCATGGCACCATGCACTTCTTCTTCTTCGCGGATGCTCAGAGCGCGTTGCGTCAGTCGCAGTGTGCGGAAGTCCCATTGCACAGGAATGTCGCACACGCCACCGACACGGTTCTTATCAACGATCAAGAACGTGTCAGCCAACTGGCCCGAGCGGGTGAATCGTGAGTGATCGAACAGCAGCACTTGGTGGCTGTCGTTTTCGATAGCACTGCCACCCATCAAGCCCTGACTGATCGGTCGCTCTGATCGTGCTGCACTAGTCTGCCGGTTGAACTGCGATAGCGCAACCATGCGGATGTTGAACCGCTGCGTAAGCTCTCGTATCTCATGCGACACCGCTTCGATGCGGTCATGAATGTTGCTAGTGCCTACTACCGATGCCAGTTGCAGGTAGTCCATGATGAAGTAGCCAGAGCCATGCGTCTCTGCGTGATACTTGATACACGCTGAGACGTCTGACATCTTCGACAGCGGACGACGATTGACAAGCACATGGCCCCCGGTGCGCTCCCGGACGTGATCCAGTGCGCTTGCCGCTCGTTGGTAAGCGTGTTTGTCAAATGCCGGCCCCTGCTCAAGCAAAGACACCGACTCGTTGCCGACCACCGACAGCAGTCGCGTTGCCAATTCGCTGCGTCCCATCTCCAGCGAAATGAACGTAACCGTCTCGCCGTACTCAATGGCCTTGGCAGCTAAGTTGATGCCTATCAACGACTTACCTGTCCCCGTGTTGGCCCCGATGGTGATCATCCACCCCCGTGCCAGCCCCACCCCACCGCCGCTGGACCCGCAGACTTTGTTCCACGTATCCAGTGGCGTCGGCACAGCGTCCACGGGGGCAAGCTTCTCATCCAACATCTGCGTCAGCACATCGCCGCTGATGCTATCGAACACCATCGCTGGCGACTCTGCACCGATTGGCGTCGTGGTCCCGATGATCGCCTTCCACACCGTGTCCCAGTCATCGCCGTTCGTCTGCACAAGTTGGTGCAGATCGCACAGGTCTTTGACAACGTGGTCGTTGTACTTCACATCACGCAGGATGCGAGCCTTGGGAAGAGACGCGGAGATGGCAGACACCATCGTCGCCCCACCCTCGTCAGGCTCTTGCCAGACAATCACTTCTCTGCCGGTCAGCAGCGAAGCGTATTCTGGTTTCCACTGCGACGCTCCCGACAGGCCTATGACCGTCACGCCACGCTGCCATCCTGCATGACAGTCTGATTCGCCCTCCACGATGACGACAGGGCCCGTGGCAGACGCTGCCAACACATCAAGCCCATACAGCGGGACGCCCTCTCCGTCCTTATCCCAGAACGTCCCTTTGCGAGTGCGGCACTTGGTGCGGATCGTTGTGCCATCTGCTCGGCGATACGGGATTGCCACCAGCGACTGCCCGTATCGACCGATGCGCTCCTCGACACCAGCTTTTGCCAGCACGGCAAGCGACAAGCCTTTGCGTTCTGCATACTCATGCAGCGTCAGGCCCGTGCTCGACTTCTCTTCTGGCAGCGTTACGCCAAGGATGTCGGCAAGTGTCGCGAACGGTTCGGTGAACCCACACGCAGCACAACCCCACGCATGATCGCCAATCCATGCGCTTGCCTTACCATCGTCATGCCGTGGACAGCGGAACGAGAGCGTCTTGCCAGACTTCTTCGCTCCGTGCCCACGCATCAGCGACGCGACGAGAACGCCACGCGCATCTAGCGTATTCACTCCGCACTCCAAATAACGGACTGACGCTTTATCGGCGGGATGCCGTCGATTTCGGTAAAGCTCTTCTCTTCTACCAGCATCCGGTCTTGCGGGAGAAGCATCAGCACATGATCGCGCTCCCGCTCCACCACCCACAGGTGCTTGTGTTGTTCTGGCGCGAGCGAGAAGCCGTCGTCTTTGATATGGTCAATGGCAAACCACAGCGTCCCCTCATCCTCGACCTGCTTGTGGTCCGCTGTCAGGATTCCGCACCGCAAGCCAGACAAATACTCTGGCTCCCAGATTTCCGCAGACCAGCCGTAGCAGTCCCACGCTACAAGGTCTGATATGTCTCTCGAAATCCAATCCACATCCGCCCCGCGCAGGGCGTGAAGCGGAAGGTCCACGACCATCGCGCCGTTTTCCAGTAGCACATGACAGCCGATGCTACGACTTGGCGTGACGCTGACCCCCACCCACACAGCGGGGACCAGTGTCTTTGTCTCGTCGCGCAGCACGAAGTTTGGCACCACCCAGACGTAGCGATGGCGCGGCAAGCTAATGTTGTGGCTCATCGACGGTTCCTCCGGTAAGTGCTCAATGCGTCCCGCGCCATCAGCACAAAGACAATCGGGGCGGAGAGTGCCACAGCCGCTAATAAGACGGCGACTTCAATCTCCAGTAGCGTCTCTGTCCATTTCCACATCATTCCCCGCTCCTCCATCGCGTTATGCCTTTGTCGGTGACCTGCCAGACGATCATCCGACGGCCAGAGGGAGACGTTAGCTTGATGCCAGAGTCTTCGACAAGCCCTTGCGATACCAGTTCCTTCCTTCGCGTTCTCAGGCCGCTGTCAGACTGCGGGAATGTCGTGGACACGTCACTCCATGCGTACTCGCGCAGCAGACGCTGGTCGTCCAGCGGACCACGCTCGCACATCACTGACAACACCGCGTATTGGGAACGGCGCAGCGTGTCGCTTGACAGCGACTTGGCAGCTTCGTGAGACGTAGACGGATCGGTGCGGCGAGCATGGGCAGTCAACTCCAGTTCGCCTTGGAAAATCTCACTCATTGCACTCCCTCCCGTCGGGCGTAGTCTGCCGTGCCATGCCACTCTTCGTGCAAGATCAAGATCGGGTCGTCTCTCCTGATCATGTTGAATAGCATATCGTAGCTGTCGGCGATGATTTCCACGTACCAGATGCCGCCGTCATCAAGGAAGTGCAGCACCCAGCTACCGGACGTGAGGTAGCTGATATGCGCCAGACATCCCGTGCGGTCAAGATAGAAGATGCGGTCGGTGAAGTGCTTCATGCGACCCCCGCCAGTCGGTCGAACTCAGTGACATCCTGCCCAGACCGTGCCCACTCCTCGCGGGTGCGACCGCCAACCGTCTTCTCGCAGAACGCCTTCCAAGAGTCGTCTGCGTAGAACCGATGGATTGTCTTGACGTACTTCGGCTCCGTGCCGTTCTTTGCTACGTATGCAGCATAGCCGTGGGCTGCCTTGGCAATGTCGTCGCACGACACCCCTGCCATGCGAAGATCGCGATAGGCCACCGCGAAGAGCGGGTATGGGTTCGGCACATCGCGCTTCGGGAAGGTATTCCAGCAGTACTTCATGCACTGCAAGTCGTCACCCGTTAGAGTAAATCGTTCTTTTACTCGTTTGGGTGTCAGTGCTGACGGGGGTGGGGTGTCAGTACTGACAGGGGTGGGTGACTCCGCAGTCACCCCATCCAGCACGACATCATATAGATTCGTGCGTCCCATCCGCTCCGTCTTGCGGATGTAGCCAGCTTCGACCAGTGCGGCAATCGCTCGCTGCACGGTGCGCTCGGACATACTGCTTTCTTTTGCCAGCGTCGCCACGGACGCCCAGACGTTGCCGCCAAGCCGATTGGTGTGGGTGCCAATGGCGCAGAGGACACGAACGTGGACATCAGTCAAGCGAGAATCAGCAACGGCGGCGGCGGGGATGATGCTCAGGTTTGGCATGGCTCTCTCTTATTTAGCGTGTCGGCTGTGGCTTCCGGTGTTCCCCCCACGTATCCGTCGTGGGTGGCCAGCCCTCCAGAGCATCCTGTGGATGGCTTGGTGCGAGACGCCCATGATCGCAGCCACGGCTCGCATCGTCAGACCAGAATCATATAGCTCAATCACCTTCTCGCGCTTGGCAACATTCGGCTTGCTGCCGCAGTGCCGGCGCAGGTCTTCGTCACTCATCGTTCTCTCCTTCTGTCAGTCGCTGTTGGCAAAACGCGGACACGTCGCAGTAGTGTTCGCATCGCTTGAACTCGCCCTTCCGTTCGACAATGCTGTGCCCAGCAGGGGGCTCCCCCAGTCCTTCACGGGTGTCTGACAGCCGCACTGCTCGCTTGTTACCATCCTTCATCAAGGCGAACTTGGTCGGGCTGGCCCACCGCTCTTCGTCAGAGCAGGGGATATAGACGCCGTTGGCAGACGCTTGGTGCATCGCCACGCGGTCGGCTACGTAATCCTCCGTGTCCTGAATATCCCACACGGGGATATTGATAGACATGATCGGGGACTGCGGGTAGTCTCTGCTCCGCTCCGCCTCGGCCTTGCGCCAGTCTCGGAATATCGCAATGACTTCCAGCTTGTTGACCTCGCGTCCGTTTTTCGCAGCCAGCCAACGCAGGACGTTCAACTGGCGCGTCCAACTGTCAGACCCTTTCGCTTTGTAGATCGTCGTGACCTTATAGTCGCTGATCAGCTTACGCTCTAGGTCCATGGAATCGTACTGTCCGCTGACCTCCCAGCCCAGCATGGTGGCGAACAGTCGCTCTTCCACCACCATGCCTTCACGACGCAGCCCAGCCCGTTCCAGCATACTGTGAATGGCCTGACCAAACAGCGACCAGACCCTATCGCTGGCGTCTACCGTGATCTTGTCCTTATGCTGACGAGTCAACTGCACGATCTGCGGTGCGTCGATCAACTTGGTGGCGGAAATATCTCCGCCACCTTGGTACGGATCGTTCGCAATAGCATCCACGATGGCCTGCGGAAGCCCACGCTTGTTCGTGATCGTCGGCATTAGCTGACAATCTCAATCTTGGGCGACATGGGTGGCACGTCGAACGCATCGCGGTTGACAGACTGGATCAGGTCGATCAGTTCCTTGGCTATCGGCTCCATGCCTTCTTCCGACAGGAACGACATGAACCCAAGCGCGGCCTCCTTGTCGTTCTGCATGACTGCCACGCCCAGCCCCGTCAGCCCCGACAGGACGGCAAACAGGTGCGGGGCCATGTTGATCGTGATGTGCTTGTCCATTACTTGTTCGCCTGAATAAAGATGGTGGCCGCCGCAGCCTGAATGCTGGTGGCGTCGAAGGGAATTTCGGCAGCTTCCAACTTTACGCCCAGCGTCATAAGGGCGGCGTCGATGCACTCGGCGTACAGGGCAGTCAACTCTGCCATGGTGCGCTGAGGACGGGCAGATGCCGCAGGACGGGCCGCAACAGGGGCAGCCGCTTCGCCAGCCGTGGCACGGTCCAGATTGGTGAACTTGGTGCCGTTCTTGATGACGCGGCTAAAACGGATCGTCTCGCCGATGCAGGTCGTCGTATCCAGCCCAAGGCGCTCCAAGCCCCGCAGGGTTGACTGCTCAGAAACGTACAGACGCGAGTCGTCCACCCCAATGAACAGCCACTGAGGGCCAAACTTGCCCAGCGAGTGTTCCGTGCTGGCGATGGTGATGGTGACGGGTGCGCCTTCTTCCAGCTTCATGATCGGCATAAGCGGGTCCGGTGTGTGTTGTCTATCGGTTGACTACGGTGAGCGTCAACTATACGCATGGTTGACTAGTCGCGCAAGGGGCAAAAAAAAAGAAACCCCGCAGCGTGAGCTACGGGGTTCCTAATGCGCGTGTTGTTTAGGGGGCGGCAGCGACGGTGCTCCACACCGCGATAAGGCCACCCTTTGTCCGAAGCTCCACGGCACGGGAGGACGGGGATCGGCGCATGGCCCCCCACTGTATATGAGGACGGTCAGAGAACTTCTCGTCGCTGACCGACCAGTCGCCATTCCAGTCCCCACCCCACACCAGACCATGCCGTCTGGCACTGGTGCCCAGCACGTTCCAGAAGTGCGGCCCAGCGGTCCACTTCCGGCGCATACATATAATGTCTACCGCCAGCCCATAGCCATGCCATGTGTCGTCCGCTGTCTGGCTGTGCGTGACGATGCCACGGCCATCATCATAGGAACGCCCGAACCCGTACAAGAACGCTTGTCGCTCGTCCGTCCGAAGCGTCTCAAAGACCTGCGGGGTGTAGTCCCATGCCAGCATATCCGCGACCACCCGCTCAACCGCTTCGCGGAAGAACGGGGCCAGCAGCCCCATGTCAGACTGCACGGGCACCTCCGCTGGCGGGAGTTTCAACTTGCTCGGGTTAGCTCCCGCCATCTTCACGTCCCCTTGTCATGGCTCTCGCCGCCGCGCCACCAGTAAACAACCCAGCGAGGCCAGCAGACAGATTCGCACTGTTCAGCTTCCGTTGATCGAACTTGGCAAACTCAGACCGCAGCCGGTTGGGGTTGAGCACCAAATAGCTAAGGCTCCCAGCGTCTTCCACCTCGTTCCTGTACGGGATAACGTCGTACCCCTCTCCCAAAAGCTTCTTGGCAAAGTCTTCCCGTGCCGCTTTTTTCTGGGCCGCTGTGAAATACTGCTGACCCTGCTTCAAGTACCCGCCTTCTCCTGCAAACTTCCTGACTGCTTGCCTGAGTTCCACTTCGCTAAACGGCTCGCCCTGCGGGTTGAGAAATGGCTTCTCGGCTCGCATACGTAGCGGCATAATAGACGAAGCAAACTCTACCTGACCCGGCACCGGCGCTCCGGTCTTTTTGTCAAAGAGCGGGGTCGCCTCAAACTTATGGCCCTGATAGTCAGTTGCCCGCTGTGTTGCCGCTTTTAGCGTACCAACATGGACGCCGGGGAGGTCGTGCCATTCAGCCCCAGAGTGAATCTTTGCCTTGAACTCTTTGATCCCCTTGGGCGAGCGGGTCGAGTGGAAGACTTGGATTGGGAAGTGGGCATCTCTACTGGCCACGCGCTTTGCTTCTTTTGCGGCAGCCTTCGCCGCTTCTTTCCCCATGTTTTTGGCAACGCTGCCAACGAGATGTCCCATTGGCATAGCACTGAGCGCGGCGAGGCTCATGCCGAGTTTGTCACCGCCTTTGGCTGCCTGACGGAACTCCTCGGCAGCCATTGCCTCCCCTGTGTACGGGAGATTGGCAAGCGCCTCTTTGCCAACAATCCCGGCCATCTGCTTCATCGCTTCGATGTCGCCAATGCCCTGCCCCTGACGCGACGTTTCCGTCACATCACGGGGGACCAGCAGGGTCTTGGGGGTACGCCGAACTGGGGGTTTAGCCACGCTCAATCCTCCCTTCCATCTTGGAGACGCGATCACTGATGTCGCGGCTCAAATTGTAGATGTCTCGGATGTCTTCGCGAATCCCTTTCACGTCTCGCTCTACGACCTTCACGGTCACTCGCATCATACCCCATGACACGGCGATGCCGATGATGCCAGACAGAACTGGCACCATCATATTCCCCGCTGGACTGGTTTGAGCAAGCGCAGTCCCAGCAGCAGAGGCTGCACCGATCATCAAAGAGGTACTGGTCTGAGTCGTCACTTACTGCTCTACGGTTGACGTGACTTGCGATAGTCCGAGATAATGCGCTGGCGCTTCTCCATCGCCTTTTTGATAAGGTTCCGGCGCACCACCATATCTCTGGATGCCCGAAGGTCATCCTGTAGATCGTCGTTTACTTCGCGAATCTTCTGTTGCAGCTTCCAGTTCTCTATCCCAGCCTGTTGCCCACGCTTTACGGCGATAGGACGACCGCCGATCAAGCCCAACGTGCTCATCTTGGCGGCTTCGGTGTCCCCGTAATATAGGTCTTTGGCGATGTTTGGCAGGTGGTACGAGAGAGACGATGGCAGCAACAGGCTCGACGCCAGTCCGGGGACGAATCGGCCAGCCTCCGTCTTGCCAACCGTGAGCTTCTGTAGGATGTCCATAGGCTCATCCGAATCCCTCTTGAACGGCTTGCCAGAGAACGGCTCGACGTTCAGGCCAAGTCGGGCAACGATGTCGAGGATCGGGCCGCTCGGCTGAACAATCGCTGGCAACTTCTGGCTGATAGCCCCCACCGTCGTGCCCGGCGCAGGAGAGCCGGTCAACGCTGTGAACGGGGTGAATCTGCCAACGTCAAACATCATACGCTTGCCAGCCTCCTTGGACTTCATCCCCAGAAACTCAGTTTGGATAGGTCCGGGTATCAGATAGCCGCCCTTGCCAAATCGCCGGTTGGCTGGCAAATCCTCCTCCCGCACTGCCCCAGCCTCGCTCCGACTGGCTTGGTCAATCGCCGCCCACGTAGCAGACGCCAGCACCCAGCGCCACGGGTTTTCGGCGATCAGGTTCAGGGCCGCAGGCAGGTACTTGGCAGGGTACATCACGAACGGGCTGATGTGCTTCAGCTTCTGCAAGATCGGAGAGCGCGTGTCGTAGCCGGGGAAGACGCGCATGATTTCTTTGAGGGCGTCCTCGTTAGTCATGCCCTGCTTTGACAACTTGTCAAACAGTGCCACGCGAAACATGGTGTCTTCTAGCGAGTAGGCTTGCTGAATCCCCCCGCCAATCTTCCGCACCCCCCTCTCCATCCAGCCCATCTTCTTCAGGCCCTGCGCCTCCAGCGCCTCCCGCGTGGACGGGCGCGTGGTCCTCATCAGGCTGCGAAGTACCGTCTCGTCTCGCGCCAACCCCTTCATCGGCGTGTCGCCGTAAGTGGGAAGAGCGCGGTCGATTACCCCCGCTTCGGTCAGGAAGCGCGTGGTAGGCCCGTATTCTATGATGTCTTTAATCGCACGGGGAATGGCAACAACCTGTTCATGGAAAGGCAACCCGCCCAAAATCCCCATGAACACGTTGGACGCCATGTTGGTGATGTGCGTTCCGGGGATGTTGAACACCGTATGTGCCGACTTCCAATAGTGCATCAGTCGGTTGTACATCCGGTTCGTAGACTTGAAGTCAGGCAAGTCGTTCAAGTACGCCGCCGCATCCTTTCGCACCACCGCACCACGCAGTACTCCAAGCTGCGGCGTATCTGGCAGCGTGACGTACTCTTGTCCCTGTCGCTTGAACTGCTCGCCCAGTGCCTTGGCGCGAGCCTTGGCATCTTCTGCGGCACGAAGCGCGTCCTTGGCAGCCGTGGGCGAACCACGGTACGCCTTGGTCGGCGTCCGTGCCACCTTTGCTAAGTCAGCCGCTACGGCTGCCTCCTTAACGGCACTGACATAATCCGGGTGAATGACGCCGGGGATTTCCGACAACGCCTCAAACAAGTGCGCCGTCGCAATATCCTTGCTTCCTCGCCCGAAGTAGTCCGCGATGCGATACGACGCTTCGCGGATTTCGCCAAGCGCCTCACGCTCTTCAAGCGTCAGGTCGTCGTTTCTGATCTTCTCGCCAGAGATGCGGAACGTCTTGCCCTTGTGCTGCACCGCCACATCGGTGACGTCCTTGGCCTCGTACTTGGCATAGCGACGGGGCAGATAGGCGGTGCCACGCTTGGCATAGGTGTCCGCAGACATCAGTCTGGCTTCCACCTTCTTCAAGCCAAGCGAGTTGTCAGCAATCTTCTGGGCAAGTGCTATCGCGATTTCCATATCTTCCGGCGACAACGTGCCCGTTTCGATGGCCTCCTTCTCAACCAAGTCGGACACCACGCGGTCAAACACACCGCCACGCTTTGCCGCTTCAGCAGCAAGCTCGCGTCCAATGGCGCGGTACTTTGCCATCTCTCGCAAAGCAACGTCCACCGTCTCCTTCACACGCGGATCGACGCGGATGTCGAGGCTGACCTCATCAAGCACCCTGCGCCCAGCGGGAGACTTGGCAAGCTCCTGTGCAACCGTTGCACCAACCGCCCTTGCCCCCTGCTTGACCTTGCCATGTACCAGAGAGTACGCGGCAAGACCCATCAGCGCGTTGCC